CTTTTGTTTGGTCAATATGTGAGATATATTTGGAACCTAACAGTTTATCACAGCGATAACTTAAATTTCTGCGTTTAGCAATAATTGCGATTATATCGCCTAAGGTGAGATCGTGATAAGATTTTTCGAGAACTTCATTGTTGATTTTATCTAATTCATTAGCACTATCTCCTTGTATAGTAATGACATCTGGTGTACCAGAATGGGTAACTTGCTTGATGGTGAATACATTTTTTATATTTGCATCAAAGATCACCGCTTCTTGATCGTCCAGCGTGGTTTTTTTGTTATCAGCTTTCCAACCAAGGGTAATTTCCAATTTAGCACCTCGAGTGGGTAAATTAACTTTCTGATCGGAATCATCAATGACTATGCTAATTGTATCTGCTTGAAAGCCATTATTGTCGACATAAGTCATTGAGATAAGACGATTGTCAAATTTTTTGGTAATGTCTTGTTTCTTGTTATCATCTAATAAGATAATTTTGTAAAATGGACTTGCCATGTTATACCTATATAATTATATCAATAATATCTTTGATTGCGCCTTCACCAAAGAAGTCTGGAATATCGACTTTAGTCAGGTTTATCGTGAAATCGATTTTTAGTGGTGAGCCATGACGATTTAGTTCGGTATAGGTTTTCTCAACACTGTTTAATACAAAAAAGCCAAGCGGAACGCCGTCACCTTCAATTAGTGGCATCGGTATAGATAAATATGCCATGCGTTCTAAGACTTCAAGGCTGACTCTGCCATGGGTTATTTCGCTGTATACTGAACCAGATAGACTTATTGTTTCACCAGATAGACTTATTGTTTCGTTATTAGGTCCGGTAAACTGTAATGCTGAACGTTTGTTGACTCTATTATTACTTGCCCAGTTCCAACTTTTGTTTATTCTCATATTTTTGTAAGGTAATGTTTTTAAGCAGAAAACAAAAAAGCCATAACACATCATCATTTTAGTAGATATCCCTTAAACTGCTTCTAATTTGAAATAATTGTTGTTGTTCTCGACGATCAAGTTCTTGAGTGATAACTTTGACTAACTCTTGTTCATTCATGCCTGGTGCTGCATTAATGGTAATATAATATTGTGAGGTTCCTCCTTGAATATTACCCATCCCCGGATTGGCGATAGAATTTGTGCTATTATTCATGCCATTAAATGGCATTTGTGGCGCAGTAGTCGTCACTTTGTCAGCAAATTTACTCATTGAATCTAAAGCTAGATCTTGCGTTCCATCAATCCCAATTTGATAGCCTTCAATAGTGTTAACACCAAATTCTTTAAAGATTTTCGATGGTGAATTAATTCCTAGTTTTGATTTGAACCAACCGCATATATTACTAGCGACATCTGATATGCTATCTTTTAAACTGTTCCAGGCATTTTTGATTCCATTTATAAGTCCGTCGATGATATCACTACCGAATTTAGCAAACATGGTTAGTAGTCCATTTTCACCCGTGAAAAGTTCTTTTATTTTGTTTGGTATTTCAGCCATTTTGTCAGGTAGTGTCATGATAAGATCCCATGTGTCACCGACTATTTTTGCAAGACTTTCAAATAGTTTTATTGGTGCCATTAGAATGCTACCAACAACTGAACCAAAAGATGCTCCGGTCGATTTACAACTTTCAAACTGTTCATCTGTTAATTTCATTGGTGATAATAATTCACTAAACCAGTTGATTACGCCGCCTATTGCATCACCTATAGCGGTAAATATCGGACCTAAGAATGAGAAAGCATCAATAACTGGCTGTATTTCATTGGTGAGTCCTTGCCAGAAACCAGTGAAGAATGCGCTGATTGGCTCCCAGAATTTTCGAATTACTAGTGCTGCCGCGGCAATAGCCATAACGACAAGGCCGATAGGGTTAAGTAAAAATGCTCGACCAACTGTCGTGATAACGGTGCCTAAACCTTGAAATGCACTGGTTAAGGTTTTAATTGGAATTTCTCCTAATGCACCTAATGCGGTACTTGCCATGGAGGTGATTGAAATAATTTCCATAAAGGTAGCAACAAAAGTAGGGTGGTTATTTACCCATTGCTGAGTATTTGCCATGAGATCTGTTAACCATGGCATTGCACTAACTATTGGTCCTTGCATGGACCCACCCATAGAACTTGAGATGTTAGTTAGCGTGGCTTTTAATAATTCAAATTGTGACGCAAAACTTTTACTGTCAATATTTGCTTTTATTTGTAAAGAACCCATGGCATTTGGATTATTGATTACTGATTGTTGTTGGGTGAGTAAAGGCAAATTGTTGGTAAGTTTGCCTGTGTTTTGGGCTTGCTCACTTCCAAATAACTGACTAAGGATTTCTGTTTGTTGGATTGTATTCTGTTGTTTAATGGTTGTTAGTACTTTTTGTATTGTGTCAATGGCATCGATTGACATATTTTTTTCTATTTGTGTGGCATCAAATCCAAGTGATTGTAATGTTTGTTGGAATTGCTCCGATTGTTTGTTGGAATTGCTCTGATTGCGTTGTGGCTTTTGATAAACTATTGACAATAGCATTGGTGGCAGCAATCGCACCATCTGGTTTTATATTCAGGTTTAAGAACGTTGAATTTAATGCCATAACTTGTTTGAAATCGAGTTTATCAGCAATATCATCCATACCTTTTAACGAACTAATGATATTAGCTGCATTAACATCGGTGTTGTCACTTAGATAATTAATTGTGTCGGCTAAGTTTTCAATATTTTCTATCGGAATATTAAATAGTTTGGCAATTTCACTCATATCTGTTGCTAATTCTTTAGCTGGTAAACCAAACGCGTTGGCTGACATTGCCGTGATTTTGGTAAAGTTTAGCAGTTTTTTTTGTTGTTCACTTATTGGATCGCTTTGTTTGGTTATACCTAATTTGGCATTAGATTCTACTTGTTCAGCAATATCTAATGCTCCTCTAGCTGTCGGTATTTGTTGACTTAGTGATTGAATTTGCTCTTTCATACTGCCAAATAATTCAGTCGGTTTGCCTTCTAGGTCATAAAGCCCTTTAAATTGCCTTGCAATTTTATTCATGGCTTGATCAAGTTCAATAAAGGACTCAACTTGATACAATATTGGTTT